AATGGGTACAAATGCTGGTCAAGTGGGTGCTCAACGACAATGCCCGGGCAGCGGCTTCGAACGTCAAGCAGTTCAAGCCGAAGCATGCACCTGCCTCCGATTTCGATGATAGCGATACCGACTGGCCGAACGGGGTGACGTCATGAAGACCGTCTCCGTGATCGCTCAGGACCTTTGGGCCAAAGCCCAGTCTGGTGAATTCATCGCGGCGGCGGATGCGACACCGGTAGCGAATGAAGGCCACAGCACGACGGTGGCAGCCATCAACGAGTTGTTCAAGGAACTGCGCTCCATCCGCTCGGCGTGGCGACAGGCATGGCCGGACAAGGAAACCTACCAGGCATCGAAACGTCAGTGGTATCAAGCCTTTCTCGAGGAAGGCATCTGCACGCAGGGCCAGATCAACTTTGGGATGACCCAGGTCCGCAAACAGCCGGGCGATTTCATCCCGAGTCCCGGCCAGTTCATCGAGTGGTGCAAACCAACGCCGGAGATGCTTGGTCTGCCGCCGCTTGCCACCGCACACCGGGAGGCTTGCCGTAACGCGCACCCCGGGATGGCCGGGCAGGGCAAGTGGTCGCATGACGCGGTATGGCACACAGCCAAGGAATGCGGGTTCGAAAGCCTGAACAAACTGGACACATCGCTCAGCCTGAAGCTGTTCGAGCGCAACTACACCATCACCATTCGCCGCCTGCTGGCCGGTCTCCCACTTCAGTCGATGCCGAAGGCGCTGACTGCGCGCGAGAAAGCGAAAGTGACGCCCGAAGTTGGTCGGGAGGCCCTTGCCCAATTGCGCGCCGCGCGGGGAGGTGCCTGTGCCTAACTCGTGCCTGGCTCCGACTGATCCTGCCGACTACCGCTATGCGGTGCATTGCTGCGCCTACAAGTTGGATTTGTCCACCTCACCTGACCGTGCCGTTGCTCTGTTTGAACACAGTTCGGCGGCCATCAAGTTTGGCCAGCTGATGTGGCCGGAAACCTACGAAGTCATCGATCAACTCACCAGGGAAAAGGTATGAGTGCCTACCTGAACGATAATTTGATCCACCTATGGTTCGCCTTCCTGCTGATCGCATTCGGTGGGTGTCTCGAAGGTATTCGCCGCCTGAGTCGCCGGGAACGCATCACACGGGGGGTGCGCAATTGAAGGCCTTGTCCATCAAACCGTTTGCGCTGAAGCCGGTGCGCAAGAAGACCATCGACCGTGAAGGACAGGAGCAGGCCGCGCTGCTGACTGAGCTGCGCATCCGTCTGCCTGAAGTCGCTGACCTGATCTTTCACGTCCCGAACGGTGGGCATCGGGTGAAGGCCGTTGCGGCGAAATTGAAGGCCCAGGGTGTGAAGGCCGGCATTCCCGATCTGGTATTGCCGATGGCGCGCGGCGGTTACTTCGGTTTGTACATCGAATTCAAAGCCACACCACCGAACGACGCCGCGATCTCAGCCAGTCAGCACGAGCGCATTGGCAAACTCAATGCCCAGGGATATCTCGCGGTGGTGTGCTATGGGCACTTCGATGCGATGGAGCAGATCCGCGCCTACCTGCGGCTCGCTCCCACAGTGGTGGCCGCATGACCAGCGCCGCAGTCAAGATCACCGACGCCGAGATCAAGCGTCAGGCCGCCGGCAGCGTCCGTAACCTGCGCGATATCGAGAATCGCGGCCTGTACCTGCGATTCAATCAGGACCGTGCCCGGGCTTCGTGGTACCTGGTGTTGAAGGGCGAGTGGAACCGCATCGGCCACTTCCCTGATCTCAACACCAAGCATGTGGTCTCGGCGCTCCCGGCGCTTCGTCTACGTTTGGAAGCGGGTGAGGGCTCCAGCCTGTCGAAATGGGCCACCGTCGGCGAACTGCTGGAGTGGTTCTCAGAGCGCATGGCCCGAGACCGCAACCTGTCGAGCAAACGCAAGAAGACTGGCGCCTCGGCCATCAAATGCCACCTGTTGCCGCGCCTGGGCGATCTGCCCATGACCCGCGTCGACAAGGCCACCCTCGACAGCCAGTTGATGTGGCCATTGCAGGAAGCGCTGTCCATCGACTACGTGCGCCTGGTGTTCCAGTTGCTGGCGTTGGCCTTCCGTCAGGCATTCAAACTGGACTTGATCGCCACCAACCCCATGGCCGGGATCAAGTTCAGCGACTTCTCCAAGGCCAAGGTGGGGATCAAGCCATCCCGGCTGCGCGGTGTTCAACTGCCTGAACTGATCGAGCAACTGGCCGACGTGTTCGTCAGTACCCCGCGTGACGCCATGCTGGCCCTTTTGATGCTCTGCCACGGCACCCGCATCGGTGAAAGCCGATTGACCCAATGGCCGCACATCAGCCTGGCTGAACGTGAGTGGTTCATCCCCGGCGATCACACCAAGACCGGCGTCGAGCATCACCTGCCACTGACCGAGCAGATGTGCGCGATCCTGATCCGCTACCGCGACTGGCAATACGCGAACGGCTATGACGGCCAGTTCGTATTCCCGGCGCGCAACGGCAAGCCGCTGAGTGAAGGTCAGGCCAGCGCCGTGTTCACCCGGTTGGGTCAGGGCGAGTGGACCAGTCACGACCTGCGCAAGGTGGCCCGTACCGGCTGGGCAGACATCGGCATCGACCACCTGATCGGCGAACTGCTGATCAACCATGCCATGGGCCACAACGTGAAGGTGTACATCCAGTCGGACGTGATGAGTCGTAAGCGCGATGCCTTGGAGAAGTGGCACGCGCATCTAGACCAGCGTGGTTTTGCCCTGATTCACGGATTGACCGGCAGTGAATTAGGAGATTCCGGTAATGCTCTGGAAGCCACGGCACACAAGGGCTGCGAGGCCATCCAAGAATCAACCATAGACGAGGTTTAAAAATGATGGAAAAGGAGCATGGACCCGCCTTCAAGGCTCAGCAGGTTGAGTTGGCCGTGTGCCAGGCCTGTCGAGGCAAGGCGTTCGTCAAAGGCGTTTTCCACGACCTGGCTTGCGTCCAGTGCAATGCCTCCGGTTGGGTAGAGGCGAGCACCGGCTACGCCTTGTCATTGGAGTTTCTGGTCACCCAATTGAGCTTGAAGTTGCAGCAGGCCCACCAGCAGCTCGACGCTCTGACGCGTGCGCCGCTGATGTCCGGTCCAGCTGCCCAGTACCAACAGAGCAATGGCCGCGGGGCCGGCAAATCGAATTTCACGGGGGATTGAGACATGGCCAGAACAAAGTGCTTCACCGAGCGCACTGCTGAGGATCTGCTGGAACATTGGGGCCGCTGGGTGGTGCTGGGCTCGGGCGTGTCGTGCTGCGCATCTCGCGAGAACACGATCGCCGATCCGATTATCACCGATGACGATGCTTTGATGATGGATCGCCTGGTCGGTCGTCTGCGCAATCGCTACCCGGAAGCAGGCAATGTGATCATCACCTACTACAGGTCGCGTGACATCGATTTGATGACTGTTGGCAAGCGACTCGGTTTCGGTTACGGCAAGACCCAAGGCCTCTGGAAGGCGGGAATTGCCTGGATAGATGGCGCTCTTGATCTTCGTCGAGAGGCTGCGTAGCAGGCCGCAAAGGGAAGGGCTAGACTCCACGTTTTTGACTGGAGTCTGCCTGTGAAATGGATAGCGATTGTCATCGTTGCTTTGATAGTGATTGGGGTAATTCAGGGGGCTTTGAAGCGTTCAAAGCAGACGAGTAATGTCGCCCCAACGAAAAAAGAGAGCGATCTGCCGACGAGGGTTTCCAGCGGCACTCAAGTTCAGCTCACAAACAATCAGATGTTATGCCTGACTTCCGCAAAATTTGATAAGCCGATCTATGCGGAAAACCCAGCGCACATGCATAGCCAGATGCCAAATGGTGCTGATTGTTTTAATGCTCGAACCGTAGATTCGCTAGTGAAGAAAGGTTTCTTGGTGTCCGACATGAGAGGCGGCTACCTGCTTACTGATGCAGGCGCTGCGGGGCTGAAATGGTCGATGGGCTTCCGTGACTAAGCAACAAAGTGACGCTTGACAGCATCGATTTGAATCTATAGTTTTCACGTTACTTTGCGGTTTTTCCGCGAGCAAAGCCCGACCCTTGAGTCGGGCTTTTTGCTTTCTGTAATGCGGGTGAATGCGCAGGCTGATGCGCTAGGGATTCGTACACCTGAGCCTTATGCCGGAGATCAGCGCCGGTCATCTGCACCCATACCAAGCCTCGGCATTTGCCGGGGCTTTTTCGTTTTCGGCTCCACCACACCCATTGCTCCGAGCTGGGAGTGCTGCTGGAGTCGGATCTATTCGCTTCCCGAAAGGGAGGAAGCCGAGATGCCAAACATGCCCGACAAACCAGACACCTGGCTGCTCGTTCTCGCGTGGCTGAGCCAGCATGCGCCAACGATCTACGCTGGTGGGTTGTCATTCGTAGTGGCTGCTTTGCGGATCATCTATGGCGGT